ACTGCGCTGCTCATCGGCGCGGCGGGGGTGGGCGACAGCATCACCTTTGACGCCGTGGGCAGCTGGACGGGCGCGGCCATCCTGACCGTGCTGATGGCTGCCGGCGGCATTGTCTGCTGGGGCTATGGCCGGGGGCTCGAGATCGAGCGGGCAGAAAAGGCGCAGCTGCGCCGGTACTGCCGGAAGCTGAAGCGCTGCCAGAGGGCGGCGGAAGAGAAGAACGACAGGCATAGTGCGTAAAGGAGAAGAGTGCAATGGTACGAATTGAGATTAAGAAAGTGACGAATGGGCAGGTGATGCTCGGCATAGAGGCAAAAAAAGAAGCGCCGGATGAGGTGCTAACGTGTGCCGCCCGCGGCTTTGTGGGTGTGGCAAGGCATCTGCTGGGGCCGATGGCGACCAACCCACAGTTTGCCGAGGAAATTTCGAGGGGTATCAAGGAAATGCTGCTGGATACGGAAGACCTCAAGGTAACGCGGGGCGTAGAGGGCAAAGAAGCAAAGTTTATGGCAGCGCTGTACGGAATGAATGCAGGGGAGCAGAAATGAAACTGGAAGAATACGAGCACATCATGCGCACCGGCACACCCAGCGACCGGGCGCGGGCCATCGCCGCAGCCGGCAACGACAAGGAGCTGAGCGAAGAGGAGTTCCACCGGCTGACGGCCCTGATCAAAGGGGCCGTGCGGCCCAGCACCCGGAAGCTGACGCCGGACGAAGCAAAGCTCTGGGCAGAGGTGAGCCGGGTGAACACCCGGCTGAAGCAGGAGATGGTGGCAGCCAGCTTTACGGTGCGGGCCTTGCCGGGCGACCTGCAGGAGGACGCCATCAACATCCTCGCAAAGACCGTGAGCGGGATGATGGGCGATCTGCGCCGCCTGATGGCGGAGACTGGGGAACCGTGACAAACCGAAAGCAATGCATCCATGTTTTTGAGATAACCCGTCCGGGATGCTTAGCGTGTGCCGGGCGGGATGAGAAGTGCAGGGAGTACGAGCAGCATGAAGAAAAACAAGATAAGTCTCACGACAGAGCTTGATCTGACGCGAGAGGGAACGGCTGAGATGACCCGGTGGTGCATCCTCATCGCGCTGCACCAGAGCTTCGGCGTTGGCGCGGCGCGGCTGAACAAGATCCTGGCCCGGGCGGAAAAGCTGGGGCAGGAGAGTCTGGATGTGGCCATGACAGTAAACGACCGGGGGATGCCCTCGACGGACAGGAGCCTTGCTTTGCGGCGCAGCTGGATGCCGGAGAGCGTGGACCCGGACTTCCGGGTGCCGGTGCTGCGCAGCCCCCGCACCCGGCGGGAAGAGCAGCTGCGGATGGCGGGCGACGTGGCGGCCAGCATGGTCTGGACGCTCTGCGCCAAGGCCTGCATGGACGAGCTGGGCTTCGGCACAGAACGGCTGCTCCGCCTGAAGGAAGAGGCGCTGGCCAACTACCGGCAGGTGAACGAAGAAGGACACGCGGACGGGCTGGATGTGGCGATGGAGCATCTGCGCCGGTGCGCGCAGGCTGCGCTGAAGGAAGACATCGTGGTGGAGAATCAGCCGAACGAAGACCGGATCAGGCAGAGCGAGCGGGACTACGAGGAGCAGAAACGGGCCTTTTTGAAGCGGGCCGTGATGCAGCAGCTGGGACGCCGGGCCGGGAAGGGCGGGCTGCGGGTGCTGAGCGAAAAGAAGCTGGAAGAAAAGGCTACGGCTGCAATGGCACAGCTAAAGGAGAACACATGGGAAAAGCGAATCTCTACACCGTGAAGGACTACCAGACCGGGGAAGTCCTCGCAAAAGGCACAGCCGGAGAGCTGGAGGCCAGCGGCATCGTGCCGAAGGGCTACCACACCAGCGAGTGGGCCAAGCACGAGAACCAGAAGCGACGGAACCGGAAATACGCAATCTCTTTTGAGGAACGGCAGCCGGAAGTGAAGCGCGGCGAGAAAGGCCGGATGATGAGCGTCTACACCTGCTACAACGCAGCCGGAGACGTAATAGGCGAAGGCACCGCAAGGGAGCTGTGGGAGGCGGGCGTCTTCAGCAACGACAACGCGGCCTACTATACCTACAAAGAACAGGGCGGGCGCTGCATAAAGCGCGGCATTGCAAAAATGACCTGCCGAAAAGAGATGCGGAAGGTCGGCCAGAACAATGCCCGGGGTGAAAAGGCAGACTGCGCCGCAAAGAAGCCGGAGCGGCCCGTCCTGCGGAAGATAAAAGACCCGACGCCGCTGGACTACGACGTCCACGACCTGATACTCTACAACGCCATCGCCAGAAAGGAAGGCCGGCCGGAGTTGACCTACGGCTACTGGGCGGCGGCGGGAAAGCCAGCAAGGCCATAAAAATACAGACAGGCAAGCCCCCGATGGTTTTCCATCGGGGGCGTCTTCGACAAAATATAAGGCGAGATGGGTGCTGCCGAGGAGGCTCGGCGGCAGGCATATCGGTTTATATAGAGGTAAACCTCTCAGCGTTCCCGTCGGCCTTTGGCCGCGCGAGAACGCAGCTCCCCTACCGAGGGGAGCCTTTCTTAAATGAAGCGTCCGGGCGGGCGCTTTGGGGAGCTAGTATACCCGTTATCCCTGTGACGGTGATGGGCCACAGGAAAGAAAACTACACTACCAGCTCAAGGCAGCAGGAGGGTACAGGATGAAGAAGAGATATACCCGGGAGAAGAAAACACTCTGCGGAGAGGGGTACATGGAGGTGGACCTCTACCACATCACACCGGAGGAGCACGCAGCCAAGCGCCGGAAGAAAACGAGGCCCAGCAGCGAGCGGCAGAAAAAGCGGAACGCCCAGCACTCACACCGGTGGAGGGTACAGAAAGCCAACGCAAACTTTACCGTGCTGGGATTTTATCTGACCCTGACCTACATAGACACCTTTTTGCCGGAGAGCATGGAGCAGGCCCAGCGGGATCTGCGCAACTACATCCGGCGGGTGAAGGCTGCCATCGCAAAGCTGTACGGCCCGGGCGCCGAGCTGCGGGTGATGGGCCTGACCGGCTGCGGGCGAAAGAGCGGGCGCTACCACCACCACCTGCTGATGGAGTGCCCGGGGCTGACCATGCGGCAGAACGCCGACTTCCGGCAGCTGCTGGAGGACAAGTGGGCCATGCGCTGGCCGGACGGCAGCGTGGAGAGCCTTGGCACAGCCAACGCCGACCGGCTGAATCTGCAGAACAGGCTGGATGACCTGATCACCTACTTCGAAAAGCACGGACAGATGCGGTGGTACGAGACGAAGAATCTGACACTGCCGGTGGAGCGCGCCCCCAACGACACCCGATGGAGCCTCAAGCAGCTGCGCAAGGCCTGCACCGAGTGCAAGGACAACGCCTACTGGTGGGAACAGAGATACCCGGGCTGGAAGTTTGTGCGGTGCGTCGTGCCGGAGCCGGACGCGCCGGGCGACGAAAAAGAGGGATGGGACGCAGACGAGCTGCGCTGCTATGTGGTGATGGTAAAGCGGGAGGGTGCGAAAGTTCGCACCTGACAGACAAAGTACCGGTATTTTGCGTTTTAACGCGCGCGGAAGAAAGGCGGCGAGGGATTGACCAGGGAGCAGAAACGACGGGTGCGGGCAGAGCTGCGGGCTTGTGGACAGGGAAAAAGCGACTGGGCGGGCGTGATCGCGCTGGCGATGGACTACTACGCAGCCGCAGACCCGGTGTGCAAACGGCTTTTGCAGCTGCGGTATCTGGACGGGATGCCGGAGGAGCGGGTGGTGGCGAAGCTGCACATCGGGCGGACGACCTACTACCACAAGGAGCTGGAGGCGCTGAGCACCGTGGCAGTGTATGCGGCGGCGGCAGGGCTGTTATAGCATTGCCATAGCGTGATGAGGCTGGGGAGACCCGGCCTGTTTGTTCTGCCTGGCTCTCAAATGTCCGCAGTAGTTTTGTTTTTCCGGCGGCGGTAGACTGGGAGGGAAGAACTACAGAGGGGAGGCAGAGCGGTGGCCAAGCGGGCGTATTGCAAAAACACGGTAAAAGGGACCCGGAGGGGGCAGAAGTACCCGCCGAAGGTGCGGGCCGAGGTGCTGATGGCCATGCTGTCGTCCGGCTCCATCTGCGCGGTGGCACGGCGGTACGGCGTGCCGGAGAGCACCATCCGCTCGTGGATGGCCGAGGAAGCCGGCCGGAGCGACGCCTTTGCAAAAGAGCGGCAGGCTGCTGCGCGGGAAATCGCGATCCGGGCCAGCCTCGGGGCGAGGGCGCAGGTGAGCTATTTGCAGAGCCGTGTGGACGAGAGCCAGCGTGCGGCCCAGGTAAGAGCCAGGCTCCATCGGAAACTGGACGAGGACACCCGCGCCCGCTGCTTTGCGGTAGGCACACTGCTCAAGAGTGATGCCGAAGAGCTGGCGGACGCCACGGAGACGGGGCTTGTGCTGTACGCTGCCGAGGACAGCTACGACCGGCAGCTGGACAGCGAAGAGCGAAAACTGCTGGACGCTCAGCTCGAGCGGTACGGTGAGCGCGTGATGAGCGACAAGAACGCCGCCGCGATGGCTACCGTGCTGATGACCGTGGCCGAAAAGGCTGCGGCAATGGTACCCAGCCAGAGCCAGAGCGAGGGCGATGCCCCACCGCTGGTGGAGATCGGGGCCGAGGGCCGGGAAGAAAAAGGGCCGGAGGTGATGGTGGATGGAGCATAAAACATATCACGGACGCCCCGTGATCTGGTCGCCGCAGCCGAGGCAGGCAGCTTTTATGGCGCGCACCGAGGACGAAGCTCTGTATGGGGGCGCTGCTGGTGGCGGGAAGAGCGACGCACTGATCATCGAGGCGCTGCGGCAGGTACACATCCCACACTACCGGGCGCTCATCCTGCGCAAGACTTACCCGCAGCTTTCGGAGCTGATCGACAAGACCATGCGGTACTACAAGCCGGTATTTCCCAAAGCGAGGTACAACGGCTCGAGCCACTGCTGGACCTTCCCCAGCGGGGCGAAGATCTACTTCGGCAGCCTGAACCACACACAGGACAAGTACAACTATCAGGGCAAAGCGTTCGACTTTATCGGTGTGGATGAGCTGACCCACTTTACCTGGGACGAATACAGCTATGTTATGAGCCGCAACCGCCCTTCCGGCCCCGGCACCCGAGTCTATATCCGGGCCACGGCCAACCCCGGCGGCGTGGGGCATGGCTGGGTGAAGGCACGGTTTATCAGTCCGGCACCTGCCGGGACGCGGATGGTGCAGCTGGTGAAGGTGAAAGCGCCGGACGGGGAGGAAATCACCCGGCGGCGCACCCGCATTTTTATCCCGTCCACCGTCTTTGACAACCCGGCGCTGCTGGAAAATGACCCGGGCTACATCGGCACACTGGCCTCGCTGCCGGAGGCCGAAAAGCAGGCACTGCTCTACGGAAACTGGGACAGCTTTTCGGGGCAGGTGTTCACCGAGTGGCGGAACGACCCGAACCATTACAAGGACCAGCGCTGGA